TCGCCCAGCGTCGTAGACGTGTGTTCGTTGTCGGATATCTTGGAGACTGGCGACGTGCCGCAGCGGTTCTTTTTGAGCGCACGAGCCTGCGCCGGGATCTTGCGCCGAGCAGAGAAGCGGGGCAAAAAGTTGCCCCCACAGTTGTACAAGGCCCTTTATACAGTCGCACAGGAAATGAAAGAGTAGAGTGTGATGCGATAGTCTTGGGCAACGTAGAGGGTGGCAATGCCACGACCCTGTCCTCTCGGGAATACAAAGGCTTGTCGTGTGGGCGTGACGGCATGACCAGTGCCGCGGTGGTGTATGAAACAAATACGGCAGTACGCAGACTGACACCCACAGAGGCGGAAAGACTTCAGGGATTTCCTGACGGCTACACCGACATACAGCCTAATGGGAAACAAACACCAGACGGGCCACGCTACAAGGCGTTAGGCAACTCAATGGCAGTGCCAGTAATGAAATGGATTGGAGAGTTAATAAATGGCAACTAGGTCACCAAGGGTGATGCCCAACTTGCAGAACTGGGGTGGTGTTAGGTCTGTACAGAAGCGGCTAGAGCGTTCTGAGACGGTCGTGCAGAACAGAGAAGCAGTAGCGTATGCGTTGTTGTGTATGGCAAACACCAAGATTACAGACATAATGACGTGGGATAGCACTGGGGATGTGAAGGTCAAGCCTAGTGATGAGATACCTGAGCATGCACTGCAAGCCATTAAGAATATTAGGGTAAAGAAGGATAAGGATGGCAATCAGACGCTAGAAGTGGATTTGTATGACAAGGTCGGGGTGTTAAGACTGTTGGCAAAGGCGAGTGGCTTGTTGGACAACCCAGAGGACAGCTCTGACAAACCGAGTGTGATTGGTATTAATGTGCAAGCACCTGAGGATATAGAGGCTAAAGATGACCCCATACAAGATTAATGAGCCAACTGTTATCAGTTTTTCAGGTGGGCGTACATCTGCTTACATGTTGTACCGTGTTTTAGAGGCCAATAACGGTCAGTTGCCCGACGAGGCCGTGGTGTGTTTTTGCAACACTGGTAAAGAAGAGCCGGCTACTTTAAGATTTGTGCGCGATTGCGAGCAAACGTGGGGTGTCAAAATAGTCTGGCTTGAATACCAAGCTGAAAACCCTAAGTTTAAGGTCGTTGATTTTGATAGCGCTGCTAGAGATGGTGAACCATTTGAGGCATTGATAAAGAAGCGTAAGTATTTGCCTAATGCTGTGACTCGGTTTTGTACTACTGAGCTAAAGGTGTCTGCTATTGACCGCTACATGAAGTCTATTGGATTGCCTGAGTACGTCACTATGGTTGGTATTCGTGCTGATGAACCAAGGCGGGTGGCTAAGATGAGAGCCAACAAAGATGAGAAGATTACGCCTTTGGCCACTGATGGAGTGACTGAAGCAGATGTTTGGGCGTTTTGGAATCAGAATGGGTTTGATTTAAAGTTGCCTAAGGTTAGTGGTGCATCTAATTGCGACCTGTGTTTTCTGAAGGGTGCTGGCATTGTGGCTAGCTTGATTGCTGAAAAGCCTGAGAGGGCGCTTTGGTGGGCTAGGATGGAAAGTGAAATTGGTGGCAGGTTTCATAAAGACAGGCCAACGTATAAGCAGATGATGACTTTTGAAAAAGACCAATCAAAGCTATTTGATGACGAAAGCATATCCTGCTTTTGTGGGGATTAAAGATGGCAAGGACTAAAGAGCGTTCGACCAAAGAAATGCCTGTTGCGGGTTTGAACCTGAACTTTAGGAAGTCGCCTACTGTTTACCGTTTTTTGCAAGACAACTCTTTTGTCAGGGGTTTACTCGGAAGTGTGGGAAGTGGGAAATCGTATGCCTGTGCAGCAGAGATTATGTTAAGAGCGGTCAAGCAAGCACCTAGCCCTGTAGACGGTATTCGGTATACACGCTTTGCTATTGTCAGAAACAGCTACCCGATGCTCAAGACCACAACTATTAAGACGTGGTTGGAGTTGTTTCCAGAAGCCACCTTTGGGCCAATGCTGTGGACACCGCCCATTACGCACCATATTCGTTTGCCGTCTAGAGGCGATGCTTCTGGTATTGACTGCGAAGTGATCTTCTTAGCCCTTGACCAACCTAAAGACGTCAGGAAACTGCTGTCATTAGAGTTAACTGGCGCATGGGTTAATGAAGCAAGGGAATTGCCTAAGGCTGTGATTGATGGATTGACTCACAGGGTAGGTCGATATCCGACTAAGCGTGATGGTGGCTCCACGTGGAACGGTGTTTGGATGGACACCAACCCGATGGATGACGACCATTGGTGGTTCAAGGTAGCAGAAAAGGAGCCAATTACTGGCAAGTATGGCTGGTCTTTCTTTAAGCAGCCTGGTGGTGTTATTGAGGTTGATTCAGACACTTTGCCTGAAAACCCAGAGGCCAATGACCACATATTTAGTGCCGGTAAATGGTGGAAGATAAACCCAAAGGCAGAGAACTTAGACAATTTGCCTGCTGGTTACTACATGCAGATGCTAGGTGGCAAGAACCTAGACTGGATTCGGTGCTATGCCGAGGGCAAATACACCTATGTGCAAGAGGGCAGACCCGTGTGGCCAGAGTATGACGACAATATGATGGCTGGTGACGTGGAGTATGACCCATCAGTGCCCTTGCAGGTTGGTCTTGACTTCGGTTTGACCCCAGCAGCAGTCATTGGGCAGCGTTTAAACAACGGTAGATGGGTGATATTGCATGAGATTGTTACCTTTGACATGGGTCTTGAGCGATTTGGGCAACAGTTATTGGCAGAATTAAACGCTAGATACCCCAAATGCCAGATTATGTTGTGGGGTGACCCTGCTGGTATGCAAAGAGATGCTATTTATGAGGTCACTGCCTTTGATTTTCTGCGTACTTTGGGGTTAAGAGCGCAACCAGCGCCTAGTAACAACTTCCAAGTGCGTCGAGAAGGGGCAGCATTGCCTATGCAAAGGCTAATTATGGGCAAGCCTGGCCTGATTGTCAGTAAAGACTGCAAATTGTTGCGTAAATCTTTGGCTGGTGGCTACCATTTTAAGCGTGTAGCGGTTGGTGCTGGTCAGGAACGCTTTAAAGACAGCCCTAACAAGAATGAACACTCGCACGTGGGTGATGCTTTTGGTTATCTGCTAACCGGCGGGGGAGAACACAGAAGAATGACCAAGACACCACTGCTAGGACAGAGTAATTTTGTGGGTCAAGCCAATGCAAACACAGAGTTTGACGTTTTTGGATAATGTGATATATTAGAGGCGTTGTCGTGGAAGACATATAGCCGTTTAAGTCTGTGCTCTGACCCGACAAGGGTGTCTCCGAAAGGGGTCTTCCACCAGAGTGCAGTCTTAAGCGGCTTTTTTGTTTTTACGGCAGCCGTACTCCACACGATAGAAAGAGCCTGTCAGGGCTGCGTGGAAGAAAACTGTGAAGTAATGACTGGCAAAGCGCCTCCCGTGTGACCCGCACGACAAAGTACTGAAAAGGAAATGTATATAGACAGAGTTGGGAAACCAACTAAAACCAATTACGCCGAGCAGTGCTGAAATGCACCTAACGTTAATATGAACGCTGATTAACGGGATTCGGGGGTGGGCGGAATGACTCTCCGTAAGCTAACAAGCAGAGTTCTGTCATAAAGGATTTATATCCTCCTGCCATGCGGTGGGTGGGTATAAGGGTAGGGGTACTATTGCCTAATGAAACAGACACATATAAATATCCCAACATTTGATATACAACAAATATAATTAATATATACACATATTCAAATCGCAGTTAATGTCGTAGAATTCTAGTATCAATGTACGAGGAGATTGCTATGCCATTTATTTTCGGTGCTGTTATTGCTGGTGGACTGGCTTTGGCTGGCTCTGTTTACAGTGCTGAGCAAGCAAGAAAACAAGCGGGTGCTGCTAGAAGCCAAGCTCAACGACAAGCTGCTGCTGCTTCTGAGCAAGCATCTAAACAATTGGCTGCACAACAGCGTCAAGCCAAAATAGCTAGAGAGCGTTTGAACTTTGAGATTGGTCAGTCTGCTGAGAACCGTGCACGTGTTGAGCAAGAGGCTCAGCGTACTGCGCAACAGCTAGAAGAGCAGCAACGCACAATGGCAGAAGAAGAATCCAAGCGTATGCGTCAGCTTCGTCGTGGCGGTTACCGTTCTTTGCTGTCACAAGAGCGTGTTAATCCTGAAGCTGGGCTAGGTGAGTTTGGTTCGCAAACGTTAGGCACAGGCACGAACTTACAATAAAGGGGTTTGATATGCCATTTATTAGCCGAGCACAAGCCGCAAGACGGGCCAGTCGTCGTAAGACACGTCAGCAACTAGAGCTTGAAAGCGCGCAAAGACAATACAAGCAAAACGTATTTGATGCGCAGTCAGACTTACAGACTGCTCAAGGTCAAGCGGCTAGTGAATTTGCTACTTTGTCTGAAGAATACGAAACAGGTCTTACCAATTACAGAGACAGACTGACAGACTACAACGCACGAGCTGATGAGTTTGCTAAGCGTGTAGGCGATTACGTCAATAGGATTAATGAGATCGAGCGCGCCACAGATCAGAACATATTGACTTCTTTGTACAACATGAATGCGACTTTGGTGAATGCTTTCGGACCAAGGGATTACGTTGATGTGCCACAAACGCCTGACGACCCTGGCAGTTTTACAGAGACGTTTGATATGCAAGCGCCTACTGCACCAGTGGCTCGTTCAATTGAGCCTGATATACAACGGTTTAAGCAGCGGGCGGAAGCAGAAAAGAATGTTTTAGAAAGAGAGATTGGTGAGCGCAAGGCAGGCAGTCTTCGTGCTCGTCGTCGCATGACTGATAGAACGATGCTTCAAAGGAGCTGATTATGCCTGGTGGTTTATACGACAACATTAATGACAAGCGCAAAAGAATCGAAAAAGGTTCTGGCGAGAAGATGCGCAAGCCTGGTAGCAAAGGTGCGCCTACAGATGAGGCGTTCCGTAAGGCTGCCAAGAAGGCCATGAGGAAGAAATGAGCATAAAGGTAGAGCTAGAATCTCTGACCAATAAAGCTAGGTTTGTTAACAATGCTTATGTAGATGAGCAAGGCCAGCCAAATTTAGTCAGTTCTGAGCTACCGCTGCCTACAGCAGACATCATTGCTTTGCGTACTTTTGAGGGCAGAACGTATAGCATTGGTGTGACTAAGCTCTTTAATGACAAGCTAGCTGCTAACGCGAGTTTGGATTTGGCGGTTGCTTGGGCACAAGACGTGGAGCCTAGAATTACCATCACGGGTATTTGTGGCGGTGATAGCGAAGCGTATTTGTATGAAGGTGCCACAGTCAGCGGGGGGTCAGCTATAACGGCTTTTAACTTAAGACGCAGCTCGACAAGAGAAAGCCAGTCTGCTGCACTGGTTCAGCCTACCGTTACCGATACAGGCACTTTGTTAATACAGCAGATATTGCTTGGCGGTGCGGGTAAAAAGGCTGGCGGTGGTGGGGGCACAACGGGACGCTTGTACCTTAAGCCGCTGACAACATATCTGTTTCGCATTACCAACCGTGACCCTAACAACACAGCACACGCCGCTGAGATTATTCTTGAGTGGTACGAATAAGGAAAGCCAATGGCTAAGACCAAATATCAGGGCAACAAGCTGTCTGTCCAAGACATTATGAAACGTGCCGGCGTGGCGCAAAGCAAGAAAGACTTGTTCGAGGACTTGTATCGCGACTGTTACGAGTTTGCCCTGCCTCAGCGCCAGCTTTACGGGTACTGGGAAGGCAACAGTGTTGGCAATAAGAAGATGACTCGTGTCTTTGATGCCACAGCCATTAGCTCAACACAGCGTTTTGCTAACAGGATGCAGTCAGGTATCTTCCCGCCGCAAAACAAGTGGTGCCGATTGGAGCCTGGCCAAGACATTCCGGCAGATCGCAGGGTCGAAGCACAAGCCGTCCTTGATGTATATAACGAAAAGATGTTTGCTGTTATTAAGCAATCAAACTTTGACATTGCGATTGGTGAGTTTTTGCTAGACCTGTGTGTTGGTACCGCTGCCATGCTGATTCAGCCAGGCGATGACGTTAGCCCAATCAACTTTATCCCTGTGCCTATGTTCTTGGTGTCTTATGAAGAAGGCGCTAACGGCATGGTTGATAAGGTGTATCGCAAGATGCGCATGAAAGGCGAGGCCATTACGCAGCAGTGGAAAGATGCTGAGCTGTCAGAAGGGTTAAAGCAGCGCATTGACGACAAGCCAACCGATGATGTGGAGCTATTAGAGGCCACGATTTATGATGCAGAGCGCGGTGATTGGTGCTATCACGTCATTGACCAAGCGAGCAAAGAAGAGATTGTGTATCGCCGCATGGACTCTTCTCCTTGGGTGATTAGCCGTTACATGAAAGTGGCAGGTGAAATCTACGGCCGTGGTCCATTGGTCACTGCGTTGCCAGATATTAAGACGCTTAACAAGACGCTTGAGCTGGTGTTAAAGAACGCCTCGTTGGCAGTGTCTGGTGCATATACAGCGGCTGATGATGGGGTGCTAAACCCGCAGACAGTCAAGATTGTGCCAGGTGCGATCATCCCTGTTGCTAGAAACGGCGGTCCACAGGGTGAATCATTGCGTGCATTGCCTCGCGCTGGTGACTTTAATGTCTCGCAGATTGTCATCAATGACTTACGACAGAGCATTAAGAAAGTTTTGCTAGACGAGTCGTTGCCGCCAGACAACATGTCAGCGCGTTCAGCCACAGAAGTTGTCGAGCGCATGAAGGAGTTGGCTCAGAACCTAGGCTCAGCCTTTGGTCGCTTAATTAACGAGACAATGATTCCGTTGGTGACACGTATTTTGTACGTGATGAATGACCGTGGTTTGATTGACTTGCCACTGCGTGTCAATGGCCTTGAGGTTAAGGTCGCCCCCGTTGCACCACTTGCCATGGCTCAGAACATGGAAGAGATTAATTCAGTGGTGCAGTTTATGCAGCTGACATCTGCCATGGGTAACGAAGGTGCGCTTGCGGTCAAGACTGGTGATGTCATTGATTACTTAGGTGACAAGTTAGGTGTGCCCGCGACATTGCGAACGTCTGCGGCTGAACGTGCTTATCTAATGCAAGAGCAACGCAAGCTTGCTCAACAAGACCAAGCCATGATGGCTATGGCTGGCAACCAAGAGGCAGTGGCACAAAACCAGAAGGATGCCACTGCACCCAACCCTGAAGCAGGAGCACCGGCAGCGCCAGGCCAACAAGGGGGTTAAATGGAACCAGAAATTAG